CTTACAACGCCGCTGCTAGGCACTCCCACTTCCGGCACTTTGACAAATTGTACCGGTCTGCCGATCAGCACTGGCGTGTCTGGTTTGGGCACTAACGTCGCAACTGCGCTAGGGGCTGCGGTTGGCAGCGCCGGTGCGTTTGTAACCAATGGCGGTGCACTCGGCACACCTTCTTCTGGCACGCTGACCAATGCTACGGGTCTGCCGTTGTCTACCGGAGTCACTGGGACGTTGCCGGTTGGCAGCGGCGGCACTGGGCAGACCAGCTACACAGATGGCCAGCTTCTGATCGGCAACAGCTCCACAGGCGGTTTGTCCAAGGCTGCGTTGACAGCCGGAACGAATGTCACCATCACCAACGGAAACGGCACTATCACAATCGCTGCAACTGGCGGCGGTGGTGGTGGAAGTCCTGGCGGTTCCAACACTGAAGTTCAATATAACTCGTCTGGGTCATTTGCCGGTTCGGCCAACATGACGTTCGACGGCACTACACTTGCTGTGGCCGGCCTGAATAACACCGGCAACACCACTCTTGGTGATGCGTCTGGTGATTCTGTCACGTTTAATGCTGCCACGGCATCTACACCAAACGGCCTGAACTTTGACAGCAATACGTTTGTTATTGACGCAACAAACAACCGTGTTGGTGTTGGTACGGCAACCCCGTTTACTTTGATGCATGTTTATAGCAGTACAGACGCTGCCGTACTTTCTCTTGATGGAGAAGGGCAGAATTCAAACCTCAGAGTGACTCGGTATTCTAATGACACAACTGCGCCCATAAATTCATTAAGAAAAAGCAGAGGCACGCTCCTATCCCCAACTGCCGTTGCAAGCGGGGACATCATGGGAAGTTATAATTTCAATGCGTATGGCGGCTCAAACTTCAGAATTTTGAGTCAAATCAATGCAACGGTAGACACTTATGTCAGTGACACAAACATAAGTTCGTTTTTAACATTTACAACAACCCCTGCCGGTTCAGTTACTCCACAAGAAAGACTGCGTATTACCAGTGCTGGTGATGTTGGTATTGGCACAACCTCGCCCGCCGCGAAACTTGAAACGTATGGGGCTATTCAGGCCAGACCAGCGGCAACACAAGATGCAGTAGCGATTGCTGGTCGTGCTGGTGGAACGGGGTCATTTGTTGCCACTATAACGCCAACTACTCTGACGGCTAGCAGGACGGTGACGTTACCAGACGCCAACACAACGGTGCCCGTTGCCACGCAAGTTTTGACGTTCAGCGGCCCGACAGCCGCGAGAACTTATACGCTGCCCGATTCCAACCAGACCATTGCTGGTTTGGCCGTTGCTCAAACGTGGACTGCGGCACAAACATTCCGAGCTGCTAGTGCAATCAGGTCTGAAGCCGCATCCACACAAGACGCAATGGTGCTTGCTGGTCGCGGTGGCGGCGCTGGTTCGTTCGCGGTCACGCTGACACCAACTACGCTCAGTGCGAACCGCACGGCAACTTTTCCTAACGCGGACACAACCATTCCGGTAGCAACGCAGGTTTTAACTTTCAGCGGTCCCACCGCTGCAAGAACTTACACACTGCCTGATGCAGCCACGACACTTGTTGGCCTTGCTGATACTCAAACGCTTACCAACAAGCGCGTCACGCCACGCGTGACAACAACTACGTCTGCTGCAGCCCCGAGCATCAACGGTGACACAACTGATATTTATGGGTTGACCGCTCAGGCTGTAGATATCACGTCGGTCACCGTTACTGGAACACCAACCAACGGCCAAAGATTGTGGATTTACATTGTTGGCACAGCGTCAAGAGCAATCACTTGGGGCGCTTCTTTTGAGGCCTCTACTGTAGCGTTACCAACTACAACGGTTACCACTTCGCGTTTGGATGTAGGTTTTGTTTGGAATGCGGCCACCTCCAAGTGGCGCTGCGTTGCGGTTGCTTGAGGATGAAATAACTATGACCAATGCTGCTGTTGTAGAAGACACAACAAATGTTGTAGTCAACGTCATCGTCGCCAATGAAAATGGTGACCAACCACCAAATGATTGCTATTTGGTGAACATCCCAGACGGGTATCCGTGTTCAATAGGTTGGTTTTGGGATGGTACTTCTTTCATTCAACCAAACGCCGATTAAACGCCTAAAATGCCTACCATAGTTTTGACTTCGGGAACCACTTGGCAAGTCCCAATTGATTGGACCGATGCCGGTTCAACTATACGAGCGATTGGCGGCGGCGGGGGTGGTGGAACTCGTGTTACTAGTTCTGGTGCTGGTGGTGGTGGTGGAGCTTTTTCATCAGTTTCGGCTATTGGAATTCTAGCCGGAGCAACCGTGTTTATAAGCATAGGTGCGGGTGGTAATGGCGGTACTGGCGGCGGTGGGGGCGGCACTGGCGGTGATACTTGGTTAAATAAAACAGTCAATGCAGCGCCAACATTAGCCACAGATGGGGTATTGGCAAAAGGCGGTGTCGGCGGTTCAGGCGCATCGGGTAGCAATGGCGGGAGTGCTGGTAGTGGAGTTGGAACGACTAAAGTTTCTGGTGGAACCGGTGGTAATGTATCCACCTGCGGCGCGGGTGGTGGTTCTGCCGCTACTTCTACCGCTGCTTTTGGTGGTGGCGGTGGCGGTACTGGCGGCGGTGGGGGCGGCGGCGGTACGGGAGGCCCTGGAAGTCCTGGCGGCGCAGTGACAGGTGGCAATGGCGGCTTGAAATTTAGCGGCGGGGCAGGTGGCACGGGCAATAGTGGCGCTGGTTCTCCCGGCACAGATGGCGGAGGCGGTGGCGGGTCTGGCGCCTCTGGTGGCGCTGGTGGCGCTGGTGGTAATGGCACAGAATATTCATCTACGCCAGCGTCCGGTTCTGGTGGCGGCGGAGGCGGTACTAGCAACGTCGCCGGTTCGGCAGGTGGTGATGGCGGGTTGTATGGGGGTGCTGGGGGCGGTGGTGTTAGTGCCTCTGGCGGCGGCATTGGAGGGCAGGGTGCTTTGATAATCACTTACACCTCGTCTGGCGCCACCCCAAAAGGCAATTTCTTCTTCGGGTTCTAAACAGTTCAGGGGCGATCATGGCTCAAAGCGGATACACACCAATTCAGCTGTACTACTCGACGACCGCGTCCGCTACGCCGTCTTCTGGAAACTTGAACAATGGCGAACTAGCCATCAACATCACCGACGGCAAGTTGTTCTACAAAGACAATTCAGGCGTCGTGCAAACAATCGCGAATAGAGCGTCGGTGACCAATGTGTCTTCGATCAGTTTTGGCTCGACCGGTCTGACTCCCTCGACGGCAACGACCGGAACGGTGACTGTCGCTGGAACTCTTGCAGTGGCTAACGGCGGGACGGGCATTACGTCATTCGGCACTGGTGTAGCGACTGCCCTTGGCCAGAACGTCACCGGATCTGGCGGCATCGCGCTGTCCACCTCGCCGTCGTTCACCACGCCGGTTCTGGGCACCCCAACTTCCGGCACGCTCAGCAACTGCACAGGCCTTCCGATCAGCACAGGCGTATCCGGTCTGGGAACCGGCGTAGCAACCGCGCTCGGTCAATCTGTCACAGGCTCCGGCGGCGCTGTGTTGGACAGCTCGCCGAGCATTACATCGCCTTCTGTCTCTACCAGCTTGACTTTGTCTGGAACAGGCACAAGGGTGCTCGGAGACTTCACAAATTCTACGGTCATCGACCGCGCTGCATTCCAAACCAGCAGCGCCAACAGCACGACCGGAATCTATGCGTTGCCGAGTGGTTCAGCCACCGCCGCGTCTTGGCAAGCCACAAACAATTCAGACCCGACCAACGCCAGCAAGATCTTGATCGCCACCAACGGCAGCACTGACGTTCAGCTGGTGTCCGGCATCAACGGCAGCGGCACGTATCTGCCGCTTTCATTCTATACCAACGGCACTCAAAACGCCCAGCTAGACACCTCTGGGAACTTCACAGCCAAAGGCAGCATCGGGTACCCGACCGGTTCTGGCGGCGCGGTAACCCAACTCACCAGCAAATCAACTGGCGTTACGCTTAACGCCATCTGCGGACAAATCACGACAAACAATGCAGCTTTGGCTGCTGCGACTGAAGTTTCTTTCACCCTCACCAACAGCAAGATTGCCGCGACGGATGTTGTAGTTGTGTGCATCTCGTCTGGCGCCACCGCGAACACTTATCAGACAACTGTGGATGCCGTTGCTGCCGGCTCTTGTCGGATTCAAATCTCAAATGCCTCTACCACTTCTCGTTCAGAAGCGCTTGTCATCAACTTCGTCGTGATCAAGGCTGTCGCGGCATAAGGAGCAGTTGTGGATCCCATCACCATTTTAGCCGCGCTCGGCCCTCTCGCTGTAGACCTTGGGAAATCGCTTATCAGCAAATTTGTCGCGCCAGATACATTCAAACCGGCAACGATCGAGCAGTATGCCAAGATGAAAGAGATAGACCTTGAAATGTTCAAGGCTATGAATGATGCAGGCGGCGCCAACCCTTCTTACCCTTGGGTTGAAGCTGTGGTTCGCCTGATGCGTCCTTCTGTAGCGCTCCTTGTCCTTGGCACTTGGGCTTACATGACCGTGTCTGGCACTGCGCACGAAGCAGTTGATAATTTCGCCGCGGCTATCGGGTTCTATCTGTTCGGTGATCGCACGCTGTTCTACTCGCGGAAATCTAAATGAATCTCAGCGCTCACTTCACTCTTGAAGAGATGACGCGTTCTGAGTACGCATCGCGCCACGGCTTGTCTAATGACCCAGAGCAACCGCAGATCGAAAACTTGAAACGGACTTGCGCTCTTCTTGAACAGGTGCGCAATCTTGTCGGCAAGCCAATCATCGTCACTTCTGGTTACCGCTCGCCTGAAGTCAACTCTGCCATTGGCGGTTCCAAAAACAGCCAACATTGCCTTGGCTGCGCGGCAGACATTAGAGCGTTGAATTTGTCCGCAGACGAATTGATTTTGCGTGTAATTGGCAGCGACATCAAGTACGACCAAATCATCAAAGAGTTCGACTCTTGGGTGCACATATCTGTGCCGAACAATTCCAGCGCAAAACCGCGCATGCAGCGTTTGATCATAGACAAAAAAGGCACGAGACCTTACAAGTGACGCGTTGCGAATAATTTGCCGCGCGTTCGTTTTCGGGGCCATAATTCAAGCAAAACGGACGCATGCTGCATCAGCTGCTGACACAGCGGAGAGTGTATGAGCTATAGCATGACGTACGACAGCTTGCTGGTAGACGTTAGACGCTACCTAGAGCGCGGCTTCACGGAAGAAAGCGACCCGATCGTCTACGATCAGTTGCCGCGGCTTATCACGCTGGCTCAGCGCCGCTGTGCGCGCGATCTGAAGATCCAAGGTTTCATCCGCGCTGTTCAGATGCCGTTCCAGCCTGGAGTCGCTGTCTATCTCAAACCAGACCGTTGGCGCGACACGGTGTCGATGGCCGTCGACAACGTGCCCATTTTTGCGCGCTCTTATGACTATCTGCGCAACTATTGGCCTGATGAGTCTCAAACCGATACGCCGCAGTTCTATGCTGATTATGACTTTCAGCACTGGTTGTTCGCCCCTACCCCAGCTACAGCGCAGACCCTCGAGGTGTTGTATTACGAGCAACCGGCGCTGCTCGGTGAAGACCTGCAGACCAACTGGCTGACGGAATACGCCCCAGACTTGTTGTTGTATGCTTCTCTTCTTGAAGCTACGCCGTTCCTCAAGAAAGATGAACGGATTCAGACTTGGCAAGCCATGTACGACCGCACCGCGCAAGCAGTCAGCAATGAAGACCTGAAGCGCATCATGGACCGTTCTGCAAGCAGGAGTGATGCCTGATGACAATTTACACTGACGTATTCGGCGGCGCAAACATCTACCCGAGCGAGATCAGCTATAGCGCTATTTCGTTGACTTCGGATGTTGTCCTGAGCTGGCCGGAAGAAACGTCAACCAACACCAATCTCGCCACTCGGATCATCAACGTGTCGGCCTCTGCCGCAGGTTACAGCATTTACCTGCCGGATGCGATGAAGTCTGGCGTCGGCAACACCATTCTTTTCAACAACACAGGCGCTTACACATTCACCGTCAAAAACGCTAGCGGCACACAAGTTGTCACTGTGGACAGCAGTGAGCTGTGGCAGATCTACCTTACAAACAACACAACGGCCAATGGCACTTGGAGTGTGTTGCAATATGGCGCAACAACTTCCAACGCCAATGCTTCGTCGCTAGCCGGAACAGGCATCGTAGCTGTCGGCACGTTGCTGAGCCAATCTGTTCCAGTGACTACATTCAACAGCAATTACACCGCCACTTCTGTTGACCGCGCAAAAATGTTCAACTGGACTGGCGCTGGCGGCACGTTCACGCTGCCTTCGGCGGCAGCCGTTGGCAACAATTGGTTCTGCTATTTGCGCAACAGCGGCTCTGGCGCGATTGCAGCTGCGCCGCCTGGTGTGTTGCTGATCAACGGGCTGTCTTCTTTGAGCATGCAACCTGGCGACTCAGCAATCATCGCCAGTGATGGGACGAATTTTTACACCATCGGATACGGGCAATCTGCCGTTTTTGCTTTTGACTACACAGTCATCGGTGTTGCTGGAACTGGCAATTACACCCTTGCAGGCTCTGAACTCAACCGAATAGCCTATCGTTTCACCGGAGCCTTGACCGGAAACAGGAACATCATTGTTCCGTCGACAGTTCAGCAATATTGGGTTGACAACCAGACGACCGGCGCATACAATCTGAATGTGCGCACTTCAGCTGGCAGCGGCGTGAACGTAGCTCAAGG